TACGAAGAGCAATTTGTATAGGATTAGGTGGGCGTGGTTAGGGAGTGGACCTGTCAGCTTTGAGGTATTTAGTCCTGATGCTGAGTGGGTGGTATTTCACACGTTACGTTATCCGAACTTGCAGTTGAATCCGAGCATTGAGAATCCTGATTTACCTGTGAAGATTGAGGTAGCAAAGACTGGGGGCGATGCTACCAATCTTATTTTATATACTGCGTGTATAGCAGGGGGCACTACTACTGACCTTGAGTCTTTAACTACGACGTTGACTGACAGCACGTTAGCGAGTTTGAATCGGAGTGTTATAGCTGGAAGAAGTTCTGCTGGGGGGGGCACCTATTACAATGTAAAGGTGACTCCTTCTGGCAGTTTACTAACAGCTATAGGTGACATAGGGGATGTTGCTGGAGAGGACACGATGGCGAATAGTTTGCCTGTTGTTCTAGCGACGAGTACGGGTCAAGCTCCTACGAGTGCGAGTGTTGGAACGAGCAGTGGGTCTTTAGGAATTGCTGCTGGTAATTATGTTAAGATGAGCTTTTGTAATACGAGTGGGAATACTATTTGTATAGCTTTTGACAACACGGCTGCGTTGAATAGTGGAATTGTTCTAGCGACGCAAGAGAAGTTAATTATTGATGGACCTATTACGGTAGCAAGTGCTGTGAATGCGATAGCGAGTGGTGCAGCAAGTAATTTAGCAATACAGGTGTTTACGTGAGTCATTATTATACGAAGTCAAGTAGTGGTGGTGGTGGCGGTGGTACGCCGGGTGGTGGTACTGGAGATGTACAGTATAATTCCTTTGGCACGTTTGCAGGTGCGTCTAACTTCACGTACACAGCAGGGCAAGTACAGATTATAGCAAGTGCCTCTTCTAATACTGCACAGATTGTAAAAGGTGCTGTAGGTCAAACAGCAGACTTGCAGCAGTGGCAAGACAGTGCTGGTACTGCTTATGCACGAGTTACAAGTGATGGTGCCTTTAGCAATCCAACAGCTCATTTACAGAGTGAAGTATATGGCGATGGTGTTGTGACCGATGGCAGAAATACGGTTGCTCTTGGTAGCACTATTGATGTCACTGGAACGTATCAGACTGCTGTTGGAAGCGATATCAATTTGGAATATGTGAACAGTTCAGGTACGCCACTTACGACAACTAAAAGTGTTGTCGTAGGAAACAATATTGATGTCAATGGGAGTCAGCACACGGCTGTAGGTACTAACTTGGTGTGTGGGCAATCTGTGTTAGTGGGCTGGGGCTCAACAAATGCTGTGACAATGGGGTACAATTTACAGAATTATGGAATCTCATGTACTGCAATCGGTTCAAACTCGAATATACTAAATAGATTTTATTTTTATGGTACGTCGGTAGGGACTAACAATACTATCGCAGGAACGTATGCAACAGTAATTGGTGCAAACTCTACTGGTGGTTTGACACTTGGTAATGCCAACACTGCTACAGGTGGTGGATTGATTATGGGCGTTCGTTCAACGGCACAGAACAATAGTGTAGCGATTGGTGCAGATATTTTTGCTAAGTCCAAGGCAATTTGTATTGGTGATAAAAGCTATGCAAATGACCCGAATAATGGGCCGAGTATTTGTATTGGAGAACGGGCTAATGTTGGTGTTTATAACTCAACACACATTGGTTCAAGTTATGACACTGGCAACAGCAACTCCGCTGCAACGGCTGATTACCAGATAATCTTTGGTGGTGATTACAATCCGGGTAGTTTTCGAGAAGGCAAACGCACTGCTGTTTATTTCGGGAAAGGAGTTTATTCGGCATCGCCTGAAAAGTACACGTTCTATGGCACGACTGCTACAACTGGAAGTGGTGCTAATGGAGGTGACATTGCTATGGAAGCAGGTGCAGGTGATGGCGCTGGAGTAGCTGGTAATATCATCTTAAACAATTTACCTACGAGTAACCCCGGCGTGACTGGTGCTCTTTGGAACGATGGTGGAACTGTTAAAATTAGTTAGGAGAAATTATGAGCAACCACATTACTGATAATGGCGACGGAACACATACCATACGAATTGATGTAGTAGTTAAGAATCCAATTCTAGAAGATGGTGGTATAGAAATATTTGCTAACCATTTTGGTTGGGTGAGCCATTTTCAAGAGGAGCAGAACGGTCAAACGGTATTGATAGAGAATCCTGAGCCAGCCTTGGACTTTGCAGTTGCTAGAGTAAAAGATTGGATTACTGCGACATGGCAAGGGCATCATGCGTTTATGAAACAAATGGAAGCACAACAGGCTAGTCAGACTGCCACTGAAAACATGTTGAAAGGATAAGTCGTAATGGCAATCTTTGATACTGTAGACCAGCGAAATGTATATCCTACAACCACTGGTACAAGTACGGCGTATGTGCTTAACACTTATGATGGCACATCTACGTTATATCCGGGTTATCAATGTTGGTTTGATGCACATACTGCGTGTGCAACCGATGCTACCATTGATGTAAATGGAAGTGGTGCTAAATACATCAGAATACACACTACTGGCACTGGCAATAGAAGCTTGTTTGCGGGTGAGATTACAAGCCGTGGATACTATCACATTGTCTATGATGGAATTCGTTGGTTATTGCAGAATAGAAATTCAGAATCTGACAAGATAGCATGGGCACCGACGTGGGGGTCTTCTGCTGGTACTCTTTCATTAGTTGCTAATGTTAGTAGAACATATCAATGGGTCAGTGCTACTAGAGTTCAAGTAAACATATATAACGAGTTGCGATTAACGGGAACAGCTGCTACGTATCTTACATCCACATTACCTTTTACTGCCAATGGTTTTGAGCGTTATGGACCGCGACCTGTGTGGGGAAATGCGATTAGTGGAAACACAAATTATTTATGTCTTGGCTATCTTTCTAGCACTACTACCTTAAGAATTATACGAAGTGATGTAGGTAGCATTCCAATCAACAACAATTTTTTTATCGGCTACAACTTTGAATATATGGCAGCAGTATAGGGAAAGTTATGTACATTCAATTTGCAGAACATCAGAAAATAAACACGAAGATATTAAGACCCGAATTGGAAGCTGTTCAGTCCAATGTCGAGTTTGAAATCATCGAACAAGTTCTATGGATGAACTTTCCATATTACATAGAATCTCTGCCACCGCATATTATAGATATTCCAGATGACCTTGATGCACCTTATCTACAGAAGGCGGTGTGCCATATTGAGAACGGGGAAGAAGTTAACAAGGTGGCATTTGAAGCGGTAATTGCTGCACATGCTCCTGCAATGACTAATATCGAAGAACAGCAGCTGGCACAGCAGCAGGAACAGGCTAAACAATTAGTAGAGGCGTTGATGGCTTTACCTGATGAGCAGCTGATTCCAATCAAACAACGATTTGACAATTTAATAATGCCGTAATTTTTATGCTTTACCACACGTATACGTATGTGACACCTTATGAGAATATGTGCTATAGGAGGCATATATGAGAGCACTAACATTGGTTTTGCTAATATTTAGCTTGGGTTGTGGGAATAATATTTGTAGAGAGACTTCGAACGGGACTATACAGTGTGTTCCTGCACCCCAACCTTCTTCTGAACCGACATCAGAACCGACTCCCTTACCGACACCTAATCTCGAGATGAACCCAATTTGTAGCCAGATAATGGGTACGGATGGACCGGGTAAATTCCTGTGGAAGCCAGAGGGAGACCACAGCGGAGCTTTGGTTGTTTTGTTTCCCGAGGAGTTTCGGTCACCGTTCAACACAGTTACGGTGCAGCGTAAGACGGGACAATATGAGAACATGAACTTTACAGGTTTTAGCAATGGCAATAGGCAGACATGGAGAGCGCAGTTAAGGGGTGGGCAATACACTGGTGTTGTTGAAGCCTTTGGTGCTAATCCTAGTCAGCTGTGCACATGGCAAGTAGCGAAGCCTCGAAAAAGGCAAGATTAGTGTATTTAGCATTAAGAGAACAGGAGAATGAAATGAAAACAAAACCTGCAATTAAAAGTATGGGTGTCTGGGGCAGCATTACAAGTATTGGTAGTTTGCTCGGCATGTTAAAGATGCTGAAAGATGTATGGGCATCAATTCCACCAGAATTGTTAGCTGAGACTAAGACGTTTGCGACCGTGACCGTAGTGGCGGTTGTTCAACAGTGCGTTGCATTAGTTGGGCGTTGGAGAGCTACTAAGCCGATTAAAGGAATCATAAAGTAGGAGATTTATGCTTAACGAAAACCAACTAAAAACCAAACTAGAGACCACCATAGAAGCTTATAAGAACATCTTTGGCTCTGCGCCAGAACTTGCAGCAATGTTGCAGGTTTTAGAGGAGGCTATAGAGAAAAGACAAATGGAAGTTTTGACTTCTCGACTAACCGACCAACGGGCTGACAAGGAATTGTTAGGATTGCGTGACATAGTTAGTGAGATGACAAAGACTACATCTGCACCAAAGAAAGCTGCAAAGAAGAAACAAGTGGATAAGGAATACGTGCCGAATCCTGAAATATATGCCAAAAATTAATCCTAATAAAAAAAGGAAAAAACCCGGAAAACTACCCACCACGCAATTATTGTATTTGCAACAAGAGGTTGAAAAACACATGAATGGTTTTGCTTACATGCCAGAAGTTAAAGACAAAGCGTTGTCTTTATATCTTTTAGGACACGACGTGTCCGCGATTGCAGAACGCATGGGTTTAGAAGCTCGCGTTATTAGTGGTTGGGTTGATAGTGGTAAGTGGGTTAGTAAGCGAGCTGATATATTTAAGAAGGTATATCAGCAGTCGTGGGGGCAGATAGGCAATAATGCTGCTATTGCACAGAACTTAGCGCAGACGTTATTTAATGAACAAATACAGAAGAAGCTTTCTCGTGATGAAGAACTAGCATGGGACGAGTTAAAGAAGCTATCTGACATTATTGTCTCGATGCAGAAAGTGAGTCGTACAGAGGATGGCAAGCCTACTGAGATTACGCAACAATTAACTATTCGAGAGCAACGTGCTCAAATCCGAATGATATTAAAAGAAGACCCATTCCAAGAATTTGCTGATGCCATTGAGTCTGCGAAAATGAAAAAGATAGAGCATAAGAATGTCGAATACGAAATTAGCACCGTTGGAGCTGGCGCAACGGATACAGAAACTGAATGCGAAGTGGGAGCCTCATCCGGGGCAACTGAAAGCAGGAAGGGCGATATTTCGGGATAAGAAAAAACGCTTATTCATACGTGCTGGACGCAAATTCGGTAAAACAGAGTTATGCATGTATATCGCATGGCGGATAGCTCTTACCACAGACAACCCTCAAGTTTATATTATTGGTCCTTCGCAGAAGCAGCAGAAGGAGATTATGTGGCAGAATGGTCGTCTTAAGAACTTTGGACCAGAGGAGTACGTAGAGCAGATAATGGACTCTGAGCTGCGTATTAAGCTGAACAATGGGTTTATCAAGGTTGATGGGTCGGAAAACTACGAAGCCTATCGAGGGACCGAGTATCACGCGATGATACTTGATGAGATGAAAGACCAAGACCCTCGTTTCTACGATGCTGCCTATCCGAACCTACGTTCCCTAAACGGTGTTTTAATTTGCATCGGTACTCCTCCTGACTACCCCGACAACTTCTACGTGCAGCTATTGAACGACATTAAAGGTGATAACGACTGGGCGCATATCCATGGCACGGCGTGGGAGAACCCATTTGTAGCTGGTATTAAAGACGAGGCGGAGGCGCATAAGTGGCTGAATACGGAGAAGCGTAAGTATTACGAACGAGGCGATAAAGAGCGCTGGTTACGCGAATATGAGGCGGAGCTGGCATTTGGGGGTAGAAGTCGGGTTGTTCCTAATATCACTCGTACAGAGCACATGAAGCCTGATTTCCATGTTCAACAACTATTAGACAATCATGAAGGTAAGCTGGAGTATTATATTATCCTCGACCCCGGTACTGCGACCTGTTTTGCTGGGTTATTTGCAGCTATCGACCCATATTCCTCTCAAATTTATCTGCTAGACGAAATCTACGAGAAAGACCAATATAAGACGAGTACAGACCACATCTGGACGACGGTAGTAAGTAAAGCGAAGCATTTTCACGCGAGAGAAGGTGCTTGGCGTGTATATTATGACGACGCAGCAGCATGGTTCGGGAACGAAGTCTTGAGTCGATATGGGGTTTATTGTCAGCCAGCAGGAAAATTTGCTGCGGACAAAGAGCTTGGCATCAGTATGTTGAAGGACGTGGCTCGGGTCAAGAATCTCCTTACCATAAGCGACCGATGCGAGAATCTGATGTGGGAACTGGAGAATTATGTACGAGACGAAAGGGGAAGAATACCAAAAAAAGATGACCACTTAATAGACTGTTTTCGGTACTTATTGACGTGTAGTCGGTATGAAATAAATGAAGATGTTGCGCCAGAGCCAGAAGAGAGGAAACGATACGTGACTCTTGAGCAGGACATGATGGCATGGAGACAGCAATCGGATATCATGTTTGGTAAAGATATTAATATATTTGATGATACGGAGTTTGAATGGTGAGCGACAAATTAGAACAAGCGTTAGTACGAGCAAGTGTAGCAGAGAAGGTAGCGGAAAAAGCATTGGACATGGCAATGGAGGCACTTACCAAAGTCAAGGCAATGGAGCAAAGTACCCACAAAGCATACTTTGTAAATCCAACGACTAACGTAGAGGAATTAGAGCCTCCACACCCCTATGAAGGCAGCAACATAAGCCAAAAGGATTTGGAAGAAAGTTTGGATAAGTTATTTGAGGCGAGTCGTGGGCATCTTGATGTTGACGATGCATTTATGGATGAAAACTAATGTTTGATACACCAGCAGAAGAATTAGAACAAGGTTCCAAAACCATTATACCCCCGTGGGTAGATAATGTTGTTAAGTCACCAAAGAAATTTTTGAAATGGTTTGAAAACACATATCCGCTGCTCGAGTCATCAAACCAAGATAGAATAGAACAGCTGTTTAATAATTTACTTTGGTACACTGGGCAATATGACCAGAGCAAAGAATACCGCCTAAGCTTAGGTGGAAATCGAGAAGAGAAGATTGCTCCGAAGAAAGTTCCGTTGGTCGTTAATCACATGTTTGACCTAACAGAACAGCGTATTGCTCGACTAAGTCGATTCAAAAGCAACGTAAAAGCATTACCTGTAAATGACGAGTTTGAAGATAAGAAGTCGGCGCAATTTGCTGACTTAATCCTGCGACAGCTTAATCGGCAGAATCAGTTCGATTTAAAACTGCAAGAAATCGAAAGATGGAATGCGGTTTTTGGTGAGATGTATCTAAACATCGACTGGAACTCTCGTGTCGGTGACAAGGACAAAAAGGGAGGTAGAATTGGAGACGTACAATATACGTTAGCTCCTCCGTTCTTCAAATTATTTGACAACAAACGACATTACGCAAATTGCAAATGGGTTATTGAAATACATGAAATATTACATATTGAAGAAGTCAAGAAGAAGTACGGTAAGAAAGTCCAAGCTGATAATAGGAGTTCTGTTTATAGCTATGAATTTCTGAAAGATTATTTTCATTCCAAACAGCCAGATGAGGTAGTTGTTTATCGATTTGTATATCCACCTGATGAATTTTTAGAAGATGGAGCTTATATATTATTTACGGAAAATGAAATACTGCAGATGGCGGATGTATATCCGTACTCGCATGGTAAATTTCCGTTTGTACGAATCACAGATATAGATGTTCCCAATCGTTTGTATGGCATGAGTTTGTTTGAACACCTCAAGCCGATACAACACAATTACAACAAGACCACCTCGCTTATTAGCAAAAACATCTTTCTTGTGGCTCATCCAAAAATCATGATGCCAGAAGGGGCTGCTAAAATTGAGAGTATGGGAAATGCTGCTACGGCTGTTACGTTTCGTGGTCCTATTGCGCCGTCGGTGGTCACGTTTGCGCCAAATCCTCCCGAAGTCTATGCGTTCCGAGATAAACTGAAACAAGAGATGGAGCAGGTCGGAGGAGTATATGGAGTAAGTAGAGGTGCTCCGCCTCCAGGAATTCGAGCTGGTATTGCCCTCCAGTTCCTTGAGGAGCAGGAACTACAACGAGCCAACACCAGTATTGTTAAGCACAACAACTTCATTGTAGAAGTCAATGAGATGGCTATAGCCGTAGCTGGAGACTACTACAAGACTGATGAGCCAGCTGATGAGAGCCGTTTGGTGCGGATACTGGGGAACAACAATCAGTATCAGATAAAGACGCTGGCAAATGTGAACCTTTCTGGTCCATACAGCATCATTATCCAGAATACTACTGCGTTATCTGACAGCCGAGCTGGTAGAACCCAGCAGGTTATCGACTTGGCACAGAACATCCCGGGGCTATTAAGCCGTGAGCAGATTGCTGACTTGCTCGAGCTGGGTGCTCCTGAGAAGTTCTATGATATTGCTACGGCAGCTCTACGTTCTGCTGAGAGCGAGAATGAGGAGCTGTTGCGTGGTGAGGAGGTCAGTGCGCCAGATGTCTATGAACAGCACATGGTGCATTGGAGAGCGCATACAATCGTGATACAGGGCAGATTCTACAAGGAGGATGTGCCAACTGAGTACAAGCGTCGAATGGCGGAGCATATCTTAGTTCACGAGGTATTCTTGCTTGAATCTGCTATGAACAACCCAGAAGCATTGGCTGAATTACGAACATTGTCGGGATTCCCGATGTTCTATACTCCTACACCAGAGGAACAGGCATACTTGATTACAGGGCAGGTACAGCCTCCACAGCCAGCAATGCCACAGGGTATGGGAATGGATATGCAAACAGCACAGGCTATGATGGCACAGGGCGAGATGCCTCCTCAGGAGGGATTAGAGCCGGGAATGGAGCTGCCAGCTGAACCTGTAGCAGAAGTAGAAAACGAACAACCATAAGGGACTTTATGAGCGAACCAACAACAGAGAGCACCACAACAACACCAGAAACATCAATAGCAATGCCAGACGATGGGCTTTTCGGAGCACCGGGAGAAGGCATTGAAATGTCCTCAGTGGAGGATTTTGGAGCAGAAACAGTCGAAGACACGTCGGGTGAACTGACTGGATTTGACATATCAGAGGAGGATAGTAATGGGCTGCGGAACGAAGAAGGGCAAGAGGAGACCGAGACCCCGAGGGAAATAATAGATACCGTAGAGGACAGTAAAAATGTTCGTATGATTCAGCTGGGAGACAGCGAATATGAAGCTAATATGGAAGTGCAAATCAACGGACAGGCTGTTCCTCTCGGTTCTTTAGTTGATGACTACATAGGTCAAAAAGAAATAAACCGCCGTTTTACCGAGTTTGATAAGCAAAAAAAGACTTGGGAGAACGATGTTGTGGCTCGTTTTAACAAGAATGAGCAGCTTGTTCTCAACGAAATCAAGAAACTGCAAGATGCTGCTGATGCTGGAGAGTATTCTGGTGCGATTGCTTCCTTGGCAAAAATGGCAGGTGTTAATCCCGTAGAGTTCGAGCGTCAAATCATAAAGCATGTCATGGAGTCAGCTGATGGCGTTGCTAACATGACAGAAGCCGAGGAGAAGGCGTATTGGGCTGAGAAGGAAGCTGCTCATGCTAAAAGCCAACTAGAAGAGCGAGAGGATGTAGACCGTGAGGCTACTAGACGAGCTGAGGTTAAGAAAGGTCTACAGGACATTATCTACGCATCTGGATTATCTGAGCGTCAGTTCGAAGAAGCGTACAGCCATATACGCCAAAATGAACAGGCTATGAAGGTAATTAGAGAGTTAACTCCTGAAAAAGCAACTCAGGCAGTCTGCACATTCTATTTAGATAGTGCGAAAGAAGAGCGGATTGCACAAGCGATAGAAGCAGTTGCGCCTAATTACGATGATAAAGAAAACCTAATAAATAACATTTTTACGGTTGCAGATTATGACTATTCTGTGAATGATATAAAAGAAGTACTCCGAGAGTACCTTGGTTTGGACAAAGAACCTGTTCAAGCTAGTGAGACCCCGAGTAAGACCCCAACTAATCAGGGCAAATCGGAAAGGGCAGCCTCTGCAATAAGTGAGATAAGTAACCTAGAGCCAGAAGACGCTATAGGTTGGGACTTTACTTAGCAGGGGCAAAGTATGCCTCTGCTGCAATGGAGGCATATAAATGGCTACTGGAAATGCAGCTGAAACTGCGTTTAACCTGACCGACCTCACCAATCTTTATAAGATTAAGTATGGTAAGCGGTCTGAGAACGCATACAACTCAGCTAACGTCGCCCTTGGGCGAATCAAAAAATCGTACGACTTTGTTGGAAAGAAGATGGAGTTCCCTATGGAGCTATCTTTCCAAGGTGGTGTTGGTGCAGGAAGTCTTCCTGAAGCTAACGTCGGTGAAGTCGAAGATGTCAACTTCACAGCGAAGAAGGTATACGCTCGAGCATTGTATGACAGAGAGTCTATCAAGGCTGCTGCATCAGACGAGGGTGCATTCTTCAAGAACACTGCTGAAACAGTAAGAAAGACTGTCGAGTCTTTTAACCGATGGGCTTCTATCATCCTTCACGGTGATGGAACTGGTGCATTAGGAACTGTTTCTAGTGTCGTTGATAATGGTGGTGGTGATTATGATTTAACCATCACTGACGCTACATGGATTGCTGCAAACTTCTCTAAAAGAGACTTTGTAAACATTGAAACTGGTAATACAGACCTTTTCGAAATAACAGCTGTTAATAAGTCTACAAAGACTGTTAGCGTACAGCGAGCTTCTGGTGCTACTCAAGTTCCAGCAGCTACTGATGTTATCTTCATGCAGGGTTCTGAAAACAATGTTCCACAGGGTCTTCGTGGAGTAGTACTTGCAACTTCTGGAACAAAGTATGGTGTTTCTATCGCAGACCCATACGTTGCTCAACAGATTGATGCATCTAGCGCAACTATCACACCCGACCTCATCAATCAGATTGTATTGAGCGTTGAGGAAGAGTCTGGACAAACACCAAACATGGCGCTTTGTTCTTACACTCAGTTCCGTAAGCTCATCAATCAACTTGAGGACCAGAAGAGATATAACCTCCCACCACGGTATCAATCAGATGCTATGAAGGGTGTTATCTCTTTCCGAGGTGTTGAAGTTATGACAACTCAAGGACCTATTGGAGTATTCCCAGACAGATTTGTCCGCGAAGACCTCTTCTATGTTCTTAATGACAACTTCATGCGTTCTTACCACAGACCCGGGTTTGGATGGTTTGACGATGATGGAACTGTGTTCCTACGAGTAGCAGACAGTGACGAGTATGAAGCGCGTTACGGTGGTTACTATGAGAACTATATTGCACCGCCTTTTCACGGTGTAATTCATAGCCTCAGCGCTTAGTAACACAATAAGGGGAGGGTTATCCTCCCCTTTATTTTATACGGATAAACAATGTTACGACCTCTTCAGACAGGCTTTTTAAACGCAAGATTACTAGGATTCACTGCGACAACAGCAGCAGCTGCGAATAACACAGTACAGCAAGGCGCTGGTGAAGCTACTTTTACAAACGCAAGCAGTGATAATATTTTAGACCATACTTACACACATGCTTTTGGTACTACTCCAGTACAGGTTGTATGTGCTGGCGCAGGTGTTGCTGATGGTGGTGTAGCAGCTGTCAAGGCGACTGCTACCGCAACAGCAGGAGGAGTTGCTACGGTCGATGGCAGTGGAGCAGCTGATGTAGGTCAGGCACATAGCTTGGTCTATGGGCATGAAACAGCTGAGACTCGACGTAGTGGTAACAAAAATGGACGTTTATTTGACGTTCGTAGCACTAGAAAAATTTCAGAAGTAGTTGTAGGACAAGTCAGTAGTGCTGGTGCTGTGACTATTGGTGGACGAGAATTCACTGTCACTAAGAATGGTACGGGTGACTATACCATTACGTTTACTCCGGGCTTTGGGGCAAATCCTATTGTAGTGGCTACTCCTTTTAATGCTACTACTGATGGTTATGCATTACGAGTTGAGTCCGTTAGTGAAACGACTACAAACATTTTAACTTTCGATGACAGCGAAGCAGCAGCGGATGCAGCATTTAACTTCGTAGCATTAGGATTCCATGACAGCTCAGATTACACCTTGCAGAAGGGTGGTCTTGTAATGGCAAGGCATCGAAAGCCTAGACTGGTAGCTGGCAAAGTCACGTATACTGCTGGAGTACCAGCAATCACGATTGGGACTGGTGAGTTCACGTTGACGGATGTAGCGCAAGGTGAGCTAACAATAACATTTGATGAGGCGTTTGCTCGCACTCCTATTGTAGTTGCATCGGCAGCTGACACGGATACACATAGCTGGGTGTCTGTTAAGGCGAATAGTGCTACAGCAGTTACGTTGGAAGTTACGGATGAGCTAGCAGCAGCTCAAGACCCTGCATATCTCAATTTCTTGATATTCGGCTCTGATTCGGAGGATATATTCTAATGAGACTTCTACTTGCATACGCTTTAGTTATTCTAGTTCCTGTTGTTGCTTGGGGGCAGAGCCAGCCACGATTTTTGACTGCGTTATCAACGACTGCAGCTGCCAGTGTGGCTGCTTCGTATGCAGCCAAATTGACGAGTAAGTCTTGGCTTATGGTGACCGTAGCTAACCAAACAGACTGTGATGTACAGATTGAGTTCACGGATGCAACAAATGCTCCTGAAGTGGTTGTTCTCGCCGGCGTAACGTATGACGTACGCTTCGGTGAAAATGGTGGGCAGCTGACCTCTCAAGTGAAGTTGCAGAAAGTATCTGGAGAAACCTGCACTACTGGTAGTGTGTTCTTACAAGGGATGTACAGATAATGGCGGACTATCTCGACAAGTTTTTAGATTCGTTAATTAAAAACGCACCTACACTTTTGTCGTCGGGTGGTAAGGCTATTCTCACGCAGCAGACTGCTGCGGATGAGTTAAAAACTGAGAGAGAAAAGCTTGAGGTCCAACGTGAGGAAATAGCAAGAAAACGCGCAAAAGATATGGCTGATTTAGAATTGCAACGGCAAGAAATGCAGATTGATTTAGCAATTAAAGCTTTAAATGCACAAATTGCTGCAGCTGAAGACCGTGAGTTTGAAGCTCAACAAATGATGGAACAACAGAAGATGAGTCGAGGAACGGCGCAGGATGTCACTGGTGCTTTAGCGAATATTGTTTCTCAGACTAGAGCTGGAATAAAGTAATGCTTCAATATGATGCTAGGACGGGACGATATGTAGATGCGAGTATGATGCCAACACAAACGATGGCACCAGTATCTGCATTTCAGGGACAGTCTACTACTCCCTCAAACATGCAACGGTTTTATGATGAAGTTGCGTTTTACACGGGACAACCTGCAGCTAGACAAGCTGTTATTCCTGCAGCTCCTCAACCAGCTCAACCGTTAGTTGGTGTTGAGGCTCCTCAAACAGTATTAAGCCAACCAAGTGTATTGGACACTACTAGGCAAGCTCCTGCGCCGATGCAGCAACCTGTCAGTGCTCCTACTGGACAATCGCAAATAATGAGTCGTGTTGCCGAAGAACCTGCTCAACAAGAGGAACCTCTTCAAGTTGCGAGTCCTGATACAGGCGAGATACTAACGGAGTTTGGTAAGGACGTTGCACTTGATATAGCAAAAGATGAAATCAAGAGCCAACTAGGCATAGAAACAACATCAGAAGGTCTCAAAGCTCTTGCTGAAATTATATATCCCGGGAGCACAGGTGTTGGAACTAGCGGTGTGACTGCTGGCTACACACCTGTTAGTGCTGGTCAAATTGCGACAGACTTGTCTATGGCAACGCCTGAAACACAAGCTGCGTGGAACGCTCCAATGGGAGCTGAGACTGGCGCATTAACTACGGCTGGAAACGTCGTTGGTGGAGCTGTTGCTGCATATAATGTTACCGATGCCATACAAAATATTGCCAGCGGTAGTAGACGTGGCAAAGGTGCTGTTGAAGGCGTGTTCACTGGTATTGGAACTGCTGTTGGTGCTATTTATGGTGGCTGGATGGGTGCTGGGATTGGTTCTGTCATTGGTCGAACTGTTGGTAGAGGTGTTGCTAGTCTAGGTGAGTCGTTAGGTCTTGTTGGTGGTCGCTCGACCACACAATATCAAATAGACCGTTGGACCTCAGCCATGGAGAACGCTGCTAGTCCAGAAGAGCAAAAGTGGGCAGCTCGTCAGATGGACCGAGTCATAGAACAAAAGCAATCTGGTAAACCACCCATTTGGGAAGAGGGACCTCTTGCTGGTAGAAAGTGGAACCTACAAGACATCAATGGCATGGGTCGTGGAGAAGATGTCTGGGGTGAGTATGCATTCTTTGAGGCGTTTCCAGACTGGTTGACTGGATGGACCGAGCAAGAAAGGAGAATTATTTCTGAGGCTGCATTACGTGAAAATTTACTGAGCACTGACAAAGGTTCAGTTCTCTTTAGTGGAAAGCGTGGTCACCTAGCTCGTATTCAAGAAATTGGGTATCAGGTCAAGCAAGGTACGTATGTTCCTGCCATTTCAGATGAACAACGAATGCAAGACAGAGCTGCTTATGCTCAAGCTAATGGCATAGTTTGGGACCCATCAATGGATGCTCAAGTGGATGCTCAGCGAGCGGAAGAGCACAGACAGATGATGGCTGGAGAACTAAAGCAACAAGCAGCAGCTCGTGCAGAACAAGCAGGTTATCAGCAGGTACAAGGACAAGCTTTGTGGAAGCCAAACTCTGAAAGGGATGGCAATCTTGTAATGTTATTCCCATATCCAGTTGGTGAAGTAACGATTAGAGATGCCAACACTGGACAAGTACTTGCGGTAGGACAGTCTTCAGGTCCAAGCAACGGATTTGCGGATACTATTCGATTTGATAGACCCGGAGGAGCGTTTCAAAATGTCATCGTGGAAGATAGGTATGGCAACTCGATACCTATATCGGACGGTAGCCAAAGGATGGAAGGGATACCTGTTACAGGGTACGCTGCGCCTAGTGCAGGGATGGGTGCGTTCCCGTCTTTCGGACCGCCGCCAGTAACACCACTACCGCCAGTAAAGCCACTAAAGAAGATAAAATATAAGAAACGTGAGTTGCCGAAGGTGACATATAAAGCGCCAAAAGCGCCAGTACAACCAAAGGCACCTAAGATTCCAGCTGGAGTAGAGAAGTCTAAGGAGAGGTAACATGGAAAAACAACTAAAAAGAGAAGTGGATTTTGGAGCTATGCATCGGGATGCGATGGATACAATGGCTGCCATGGAGCAGATGCTTGCTACAGTTCGCCGTATGGCTGACTTTGCTGCACATTACATGGAGAACTACGAGGAAGAGGAGTATGACGACGAAGAAGAAGATACTCACGAAGACCCTATGAAAGATGCTGACAAGGTTATTGATGACAAGAACATTAATCTCGAAGGCATGATGAATGATGACAGCGGTAAGACCAATATGGTTGACCGTTCGAACAAAGATAGTCGCAAGAAGATAGCAATCATTAAGTTACGAAGGATGTAATGAGATACGTTGGTGATTTACTGACATCTGTACGGGAGCGCAGCCACAACCAAGAATATACGATTGGTAGTGGCACATCCTCTATTGAAGATGTAGTAGAGGGCGTTGGCAATCAGCAGCTCATTGAATTTGTCAATGAAGGGCAGACGCATATTCAGAGTGCTATAATCAATGCACATCCTGTCGAGTTCGTTGTCAGTAAAGAAATCAATGTAGTTGCTAATCAAGAAGAATATTCAATTCCTGACAACGTCTTTGTCAATAACAGACTTATTTCAGTTCAATACACTTCTACTGGAAATGCAATTGACTACTACCGATTGCCACCACGTCCTCTACGAGACAGATTTACAGATATTACTAGTCATCCAAGTTGGTACATCCGCAGGTCAGGGAAGATATTGTTGAATCCAATTCCGACAATAGGAGTTGGTAAGATTCGTGTTGAGTATTATAGAGAAGCTGACAGGCTAGCGTTACGGGCAGGTCAAATCAGTGCGATAACGGACAACGGTACTATTAGTGCTCTTACTATAGGAACTGCCGATGACTTACCTAATCTTATCAGCAATATTGGCGACAAGTATCTGTGTATTTGTGACAAGGACGGAAATGTTAAGGAATATAATATTTCATATACGTCCTATGATTCAGGAACTGGTGTTTTTTCTGGTATTAATCATCTCCGCACTAACAATGCTGGAATTACTACAGATGATTTTATCACAGTTGGGAAATATACAAGTACACATTCAGAACTGCCAGTAAACTGCGAACGGTTTTTAGTCAGCTATGGAACCGTTTTAGCATTGAAATTAGACTCGTCGTCAGATTGGCAAGATGAGTTAGCAATGTTGCAGGTAATGAAAGCAGATATCGTAGATAGTTTTGGGGACATGGATGAGGATGTAAAAGACTTCCCTGTTCTTGATAGTGAGATACTTTTCTAATGAGCGCACCCGGTGGAATCCGACGCAACTTTAGCAATTTCAAAGGACTCAATCAGGGTGCTGATGACCTTACACGTCCTGTAGAATTTGCTGATGAAGCTACCAATGTCGAGATTACAAGAAAGGGTTCTGTAGTTAAGCGACCTGGCGTTAAGAGTCAGACTTTTGTCACAACAAATTCATTTCATGGCTTATATAGTCACGTATTTTCTCGTCCAGCTCCTAGTACTAATACAAGCTTCTCTTTACCAAACACGGTGACAACAAACACCACGTCCTTTTTTGCACCAAGTGGATTTGGGATTAATTGGATAAACACATCTGCATTGTTAACTACTGGCTTTTATTGTACTGCGATTTGTCCCACGGCTGGCGCTGACTATTATACAGAGTATGTTGTTGTAAAAAATTTGAATTTTAACGTACCAAGCGACGCAGAAGTTGTTGGCATAACCGTGGAATCATTGTGGGTTGCTGCAAGTGTTAATTATATCAAGCCAATTCTTGCACTTACTTTAGATGGTGGCACAACTTTAGAAACAGATATTCAACTGGATAACGTGCCAGTTACAGGGTTACAAGAATTACAAATTTACGGAGGTAAGACCGACACACTTGGAATCGAAACACTTACCCCTTCCATAGTAAATGATTCGAATTTTGGTGTTGCCTTACGTGTTATTGCAAACGCCATAACTAGTTCTCCCACAGGCAATGTGCGTCTAGCTTATTTGAAAGTTGCGGTGAATTATAGACCTGCGATTGACAACAGCGACACGACCAAACTGTTTAGCTTTGGCAAACATTTAGAAGAACACTCTAATGGAAATATAAAAATAGTATACAGTCCTTCTGGTGGTGGAACTCCTCCACCAGCCAAATTGTTTATATTGCCAGACACAGCTACTGGTCAATATAAAGTGGATTTGCAAATTAACGATTTAAGCATTGTTGGGTTTCCTAAATACTACGACACAGACACAGCCCCAGCGCTTATTAAAAATTTATACGACGATATTAACGCTACTGCTGACTTTTACATGGAGGCAACTCCGGCAGGTGAAGTAGCTACAACTGTGACAGAACAACCCTACATCCACTGCCCCGGACATACATTTACTGATGTGGATAATGTCACAATCTGGTCAGAACGATATTTGACAAACACATCGCGTTATATTCTGGGGTCGGACTATAATTACGTAAGATTAGATGGCAATGTTTCTGCCGATGCTGGGACTGTTATGGGGATTTTTAACCAGCTGGTTGCTTCAATTCCGGAACAAGATGGAGTGTTGCTACCTGCCAACGACACGACGGCGGGAGATATTGAAGTGCCTTGGCAAGTGCCCACCAACAACATTTTGACCACGAATCTATACAAGATAATTCAAGGAGAAACGAGGTTCCAGCCATCGACTGTGTTTGAAGAAGAGCCGTTTGTCTCTGCTCAGACAACTCATGGGGTCAACGATACAAACACCAGTTTTGTCAGTAAAAGTAGCAACATATATTTCGGACTGCCCTTTTATATAAATTCTGGAAATTTAACACAGAATGGAACCACCTTAACTGAAGAAAATGGGGGGTTATGGAAACACGATGGTAGGGATACGTATTTAGCAGGAATGCCCAGTATTCCCACTCCAGATTCCATAGTGCCAGTGCTGTCGTATGGCAACGATGGGATGACGGCGAGTTCAACTTATAAGTTTAAGTTCCAATATTGTTACAGAGATTATCGTGGTAATTTTATAGAAGGACCGTTGTCTGACGAAATTGCCATGCAGACTAGTGCCACACAACTGAATGCAGTTTTTACGTGGAACAATCCGCGAGCACACAGAGCGCCTTTTGCTTGGCGTGGAGTCTTGCCTCAAAGCGATATTGGAGGTTGGGTTACTATTATTACTGACGAAATCCCAGGGACAGATGGTGGTATTTTAATAGGAAACGTACTGCCGGGAACCGAAGTGGCTTTGTTTAATGCTGGAATCGCTCCGTTTACTGGTAATTTTACTACGCGAATTATTGCAGATACGGACGCTACTCCTCTTGGCACAACTTATTATTTGGACGAGCCAATTAGATATATGCCAGCTGGCGGAAGCCTTCTCACGTATAAACATCATGCTTGTTTATCGCAAATCCGAATCAGAGTATGGCGAACCGTTGCAGACGGTAGCTTGTTTTATTTTTGTTGCGACTTGCCAGCTATTAGAATCCCAGGAGAGACGTATGCATTTTTTGACGGAACGGCAGATTCCGACCTTGGCGAGCCGCTAATTGAGCCTGACAGACGACCTTCCTTGTTTCCAAAAATTTCAACGCTCTCGACGCATCAAGGATTAATCATAGCCAGTGGAAATCCCGACGACCCAGAAACAATCTATTTTGAAGACCAACTAATACAGGAATCAAGCCCAGCTTCGACATCTTCCTTTCAAGTCGTAGGGTCACAAAGCAGCGGTGCTGTTACCGCGCATGCTTCGGATAATGACGACATGTTGGCTGTATTTAAAGACAATCATTATTTCAACGTGGTTGGTGATTTGGACAGTCTCAGTTTTCAGGTCTTGGAAGTTTCCAAAGGTCAGTATGGTTGTTCGGCACACGCTGCAATTGCAAAAGTTAACAACACGTTGTTGTTTCCTTCTAATACGGGTTTCAAGGCTATTGCTGGAGGACAACTAATTACCGATTTTAATGATGTGTTTGTTGATGACTTCTTAGGTAATGAATACACGCAAAGTGTTGGACAAGCTATTGCAACGGAAAATCAAGACAAGTTTGTATTAAGAAGAGCTACAGCTACATATTTTCCAGAGACACAACAATACGTTTGTTTTATTCCATGTGAATCTGGGGTGGTTGGTTTCGAAGGCAGTCGTGAGCCTAATGAGAATAGTCGTGTTTTTGTGCTTCATCTAAAGCAACAAGCTTGGACAAAATGGCAAATGTCACCTGACCTAAACATGGCTGGTGGTGTTACGGTTCATCGAGATGAGTTATATTGGGCAGCTCGGCGATATAATGAATCTACCTATGCAATGATGTGGGGTAAGTTATATCGGCAACGGAATGATGGTACCTCTATTGATTTCCTTGACGAAACACAGCCAATAGAAATGCGACTTCGGATGACATGGGATTCTCTGGATAATCCAAGTGACTACTTTGTTCCCGTGTTTCTTAAGTTATATCAATTTAACAATGAGGACTTTCTGACGGCATTTGATTTGACTGTTAAAGAGTATCGCAACTACAACGAAAACACTGTGTACACACAGGCGAGTCGTACGTTCAGCACGGCTGCTGATAAAGAAAAAAGATTGAAATTCAAGAACGGAAGAGCCAGTTCAATTAGCCTTGAGTTTTACAACAACACAGCTCAGCAAAAACCTGTCCTTACAGGCTACGAGTATGAAGTTCGCAATCCATATCTTCCTAGAATAAAAGCAGGGAGGAATAGGTGAGGCGGTTAAAGACAGGTCGTACGGCTAATACAGTAGGTAACGAACAGCGTGTACCTAACGTACTTCGAGGCTTGCAGAACAAGTCTATATCTGAGGCTACGTATAAGCAGGGTCAGGAGAAAGAAACGGGAGAGACTTGGATAACGGGTGCTCCTATTTTTCGGCAGGTGCTAAGCCTTGGCACCTTACCGGATGCTTCGACAGCACAAGTAATTAAATACTATTCAGTTCCTACGAGTGTAGGTAGAATGTTGAGTATGACGGGTATGGCATATCGCAATGATGGATATGTTCATCTGCCCATACCGTACGTGGATGATATGGCTGGAAACTATATTCAACCAACGTTTTATCCAAATGGTGGAGGATTGAGGATTCAGTACGTGGGCTTTGATTACAGTATTTACAGTGAGGCGCACGTTGTACTGAGGTATATAAAGTAAGGATAGGTATGGTACAGTTAAGTGAAGAACAGAGAGCACAGATAAGAGCACTTCGAGCAGCTGAAGGTAAAGATGCTGCGAAGGCTTTGCGTTTCCAGATGAGAACACAGGCAGGCTTACCAACCAATCCTGCTAATGTTCCTTCGGGAGTTAAGCAGGTTGTTCAGCAAACCCCTGAAGAGTTGGCGAGGATTAGAGAAGCTAGAAACACTCCAGATGCGAATGGAATGTTTTTTCAAATGGGCACTCGTGACGCGCAGTCACAAGGTCTTTCGCCGTTTATTCAGGAGACTCCATCTGCGCCAGCAGCTCCTGCACCTGCAGCTAATCCTAATCGACTAAACCCTGAGCAAAGAGCACAGATAAGAGCCTTACGAGAGTCTGGCGGTAGGGAAGCTGCTCGTGGATTGCGATACTCATTGCGTACTGCAGCTGGGTTACCTGCCAATCCAGCTAATGCTCCTGCGCTACAATTCCAAAATGCGCCTGCAGCCCCAGCCCCTGAAGCACCAGCTCCTGCAGCTGGAGAAGCTCCTGCAGGGGAAAAGCCACTGACCTTTGGTCCTCGTATCAGCAAGCGCATGGACAAGATGTTTGGTCTCGGTCAGGAGATGGTGGATAGGTTCCTACCTGATATTAGCGTTCTCGGGACGGTAGACCCGTCTCGTAGCGCTGAGATGCAGGAAACCCTAGCAATGTCTAAAGGTGGGCTAGGAGGGCTGACAGCAGCCGAGAATGAGGCTTTAAGGGCTAGAGGGTATGAGGAGCTTAATCGTCAGTTCATGGGCGGACAGAGGGCGCTAGCGAACCTTCAGGCGCGTTCTGGAGTACAGGGTGCAGCTGCTACAGCTCAGTTCGGGGATTTGATGAGACAAAGAGCGCAGCAGGCTGCTGGGATGGAGCAGGACATCATGCTCAAGAACATAGCGGTACAAGACCAGCGTAGACAAGCATTCCAGAACCTTCTTAGAACGGCAGAGCAGGATGAGCTGGCAAGACAGCAGTTCAACATCGGACAACAGGCAAACCTCCTATCTGGACAGCAAGCGCTCTTCTTTGGTGGTGCTGGGTTGGCTGGTCAGCTTATGGAGCAGCAGCGTCAGAGACGTTTGGAGCGTGAGCAGATGGAAGCTATTAGACAAGGGCAGATTGCTCAGGCGAATGCTTACCAGAATGCCTATGGGCAGCTGATGGGAATGTCTGGTGGTGGATTTGGCGCTCCTTTGGATATGGGCTACTAATGCGGTAACGAGCTATGGCTAAAGAAGACGAAGACGAAAAGAAGAAAGAAGAAGTAGAAGCTGCTACTGAAGAGGCTCCTACTGAAGAGGCTCCTACTGAAGAGGCTCCTACTGAAGAGGCTCCTACTGAAGAGGCTCCTGCTGAAGAGGGCATGGATGAGCCTAATGAAGAGGAGTCTGAGACTGCGCTTGCCAACCGAGAGGCTTTTAGGTCTGCGTTAAAAAATGAATTAGAAGCAGCAACTGAAGATATTCTAAGACGCACTGGTGGTGCGGGTACTGATGGTTTGTCTGATGCTAGTGGCGTACAAAATTTAATCAATCAACTAGCTGGTCAAATACAACAAGAACGAGCTGGAGCGGTTGAGCTAGCCAAACAAAAGCCCGGTGCTCCTGACCTTGCTGACCTTGTCGTAGCTTTATTGCCAGCAGCTATTGGTGCTGCAGTAGGTGACAGCAGGACTGCCCTTGCTGGTGCCGTTGGTGGTATGACCGGATTATCCGAAAGGCGGGCTAAGGAGCGTGAGGCTATCAGCGAAGAAATAAAGGCTAGAGAAAAGTATGCTCAGACACTAGAGGGTAGACTCACAAACTTACAAGGCAGGGTTGCCGTTGCGCTGGAAAACAGGATAGGTGGATTACCACACCCAGTCTTACAACAAATGGCTGATTATACGGTGAGTGCAGTTCAGGTGCAGCAAACCTTAGATTGGGTTAATAAATTCTTTCCGAACGATGAATCTCTTACCGATTATGCTGCAAGATTAAAAGACCAGTATCTCAACACTGGTTTAACTAACGCACAAATTTTAGCAAACCTAAAGGCTAATTTGAGATTGGCTTTACAGGCTAGCATCAAAGGTATTCCGAGTAATGCGGACCAAAAAATCATTGATAAAATCCTATCGGGCGGTGCCACGATTGAGGGAATTCAGCAGTTCCGAAATGCCTTACAAAACTCAGTGCGAAGAATTACCTTAGAAGCAAATACCATTGGTGAAGCTTATAAAAGGTTTCAACGTGGGGAAGCCATGACCACTGAATATATCCAAGAAATGGCGGGTCGTGTGCCGATTGCTGGCATTGAAACGCCAGAAGATGAAGAGAAGCAAAAGAAAGAATCGGCTAAGGAAGTGCAGCAGAGGGAAGTTGGTACCGTTTCTCGAGATGGAATAATTTTGTTCAAAAGACCTAATGGGGTTATGTCAGAAGCCTCAATAGATGCTCCTTGGTTGTCAGAGTTTTTGAACTTGCCAGAAAATGTTGATGCTATGCGAGACATGCAAAGTGGCAGAATCAGTTCACGTAATAAGTTAGCATTTCAACAACGCTTGAATGAGCATGTTGCTAAAACGCTAGCAGAGATGCAGACACAACAGAGCACGAATACACAATAAAGGAATACCATGGCAGACCCCACAGAATTATCAAATGAAGCCACTGAGGTTAAATCAGATTTGTGGCACAAATTATTTGGTGACCAACCAGTTCCGACTCAAGAAGAAGTTACACAAGCGCTAACAACGCCGTCGGATGAAACGGAGGAGGACAGAACTGCTAGGTTACTCGGGATTGTACCAGCAGATGTCGCAGAGCCAATCTTAGAGAGGCAGAAGGAAGCAGAGTACCAAAGGTTCATCAGTGGTGTTGCAGAACCATCAATGACCGATGCTGGCACTATTGAGCTAGCAGCATCGGTAGCTGGCGGTGTTGGATTGCCTATGGCATTGGGAAGAAGATATGGAGGACCAATCCTGCGCGAATTAGGGACAGCTGCCATAAGCAGTGTCGGTTCTTCTTTTTCCGAGGAAGTAGCAAATAAAATCTTATCAGATTTGGGTCTACGCGAGCAGAAAAAATTAGTCGATAGGGGCGAAAGAATTGTTAGTAATACCTTCATCGACATGATGTTAGAAGGTGGGGTAATTGCTGCTGGTCGTTTGTCTGGTCCAATGAGGGAATTGGCGGACATATCCGAAATGGTTCTCAAACATTTTGACCCTGCAATAAACTTAACTCGCGCTTTTGTGGACGACATCGCTCAATTCAACAAGTCTATTTATGGTGGAGTTGGTGGCAATGCCTACACGGCAGTAGAAGCTTATCAGAAAATGAAAGAGAAATTACTGAACGATAGAAAGTTCCGTAATTTACCTACAGCTAAAATTTTTAGTGTTGTTGAAAAGAGGTTTAATGAGAGCCTAAAGGCTACTCAGGAGGGTCTAGACAAAACTATTACACAGGTGTCTGATAAAGTTAATAGCTACTACGAAGTGGCGGAAGGAAAAGCAAAAGGCGCACCGGGTGCGTTTTATCTTGCAGGTCGCACTGGTCGGGAAGCTCCACCTTCATTCGATTTCAAAATGTCCGAATTTAACTTCGAAGGACTTTACAAAGCGTTAAATGATAGAAGCATTGAAATGTTCGATGCGTGGAAAGCTAAGGGGCAGGACTCTTTAAAGGGAGCGATTGATACCGGAAGGGGCAACACGACTATTACCAAACGGGTTAGGGAAGAGATTGACAATCTTTATAAAAAATATGAACCGGACACTTTTGATTCCATGATTCTTGCTCAGAACGATGCTGCTGTCACAAAAAAGAAATTACGTAAATTGTATTTCGAACAGCGACAAGGTAGATGGACTAATCCAAAGACCAGAGCTAAAAAAGAGGCAAAAGTAACTGAATTAAAAGAGGACTTAGAAGTTTATGAAGCCAACATAGCTGATTTTCAATCTATATTAGATGACATCTCAATTCCAGCAGAGGACTTAATCAATATCCGACGAGGTATGGACCAGCTATCTAACTTAGATGCGAAGACAGCAGATACTAGCGTATCGGGTAGGCTATCATATGAGTCAATGCAGTTGTTGTCGAATAAGTTTCGAGAAACTCTTGGACGACGCATACACGAAATTGACCCTGACTTAGCTATTTCTTGGGCAAATATGAATGAGACGTACGGAGTTCTTAAGAGAGTTGAGCCGGGAGTTCGTCATAGAGCGCTACCTGACCAAGCTGCTGACAATCTCATACGGAGACCAGTCGGCGGAGTTGTCAGTGATTTTGTGTTAGGCATGTCGCCAGCAGGTGCATTTCGTGTTGGTATGGAAGATGTTGGAAGCAGAGCATCATTTATAAAGCCGATAGCAGCTGTTACATATAGAGGCGCAGAGGCAATGCGTCGTCCATTAGCAGCAGCTGCAGAATTAGGACCGGGTACTGCTAGTGCTATGTCTCGATTAATTACAGATGCAACCGATGTTGATATCAGACAATGGGCAGCTGATGTTATTAACAATGGAGCAGAAGCTGCATTGCAAACGCAAAAAACTGCCGAAGAAGAAGCTCGTGCTGCTCAACCGTTGCCATTAATAGACTTAAAGCAGGAGCGCAGAACACACATACTAAACGTACTGCAGGGAGCTAGTGACAGTTTGGCATATGCAAAGAAAAAGCTAATGTACAACAATGGAACGCCTACAGGTTCAGACAATGTTACTGAGATTTTTATAAGGGGTGCTGGCATAACCACACCGCCTGAGGAGGAGGAAGAAGAAAAGACTGAAACTCCAACAATAGAGATGGAAGATACTGGATTAGGTACTAAGAAGAGAAAGGTGCAGTGATGGCAGAAGAAGAAAAGAAGTCAGCTGTGGAACAGGTATGGGAAGAAAGCAACAAGACTGGCATCGACGGTCCTAGCCCTAATGCTACTAAGCTCATCAAGGAGTTTGAGACTTTCAAAACTGAGGCGTACGCAGCTACTGAAGGGGAGAAGGCAGATGGCAAGCTAACTATAGGCTGGGGGTCTACGCTAGACCTAAATCGTAAGATGATACAACCGGGACAAAAGATAGACAGGGAGACAGCTGAGAGGTTGCTAGGGCGTGACATGTTGGAAGCTTCTGATTTTGTTAAGAGAATGGTCAAGGTGCCTTTGAGTCAAAATCAGTTTGATGCTTTGGTTAGTCTTACTTACAACACTGGTGCTAAGAACGTTGCCAAGTCTAATCTCTTAAAGAAGCTAAATGCTGGCAAGTATGACGAGGCTGCTAAAGAGTTCTGGGATTGGAATAAGCAGACAGTGAATAAAAAAGACCCAAAGACTGGCAAGACTATAATAAACTCAAGGACTGGCAAACCTCAGACTATGAAGGTCACGCTAGATGGTCTTACTCATAGGCGAGTGATTGAGGAAAGCTTGTTTCGTGGGGAAGCTCCCAAACAAGTCAATGCTCGTAGACCCAAGAAGTTTCAGCATGTACGCGATGAGCCTTTCCGTACTGCTGATATTAATTTTGTTGGTGATGATAGTCAGAACGAGATACAACCTGCAGGAGTAACAAATGACGGAAGCAACGGTAACACAAGTCCAGCGTCTTAACTGGGCAGTCATACTATTCTTGACGTTGCACACTGCTGGTGCAATCTGGTGGGCATCTCGCATACAAGCTGGCTTCGATTACATGTCCCAGCAAATCGCAGAATTAAAATCAGAGCTACGAATTGTTAATCAAGATAGGTATACAGCAGTGGAAGCTCAGAAGGATACTCAGCTAATCTTGGAGCGATATAACATGCTCAATATCAGGATATCTCGACTGGAGAGTAAAATATTCAACGGGGCTAAACCGTAACGACACGAGAAGCAATGGCTTTCAATTCGTGCAACGGCACCACCACACCAGTGCTATGATACGTGGGGTTATTGCAAATCTTTTTATCATACTGCTTTAGCCACTGAGGAATTGTTTCTCGTAGAGTCAGCATATTTACAATGGCTGCGCGTTTCAAAGGAGGGATATAGTAAACTAACATTTGTGCAACTGAGCTATACGCCCAACCCGGCTTACCAGTATTACTATTTGATTCTATCTCGACAAAGATGCGCTTAGTTTCTGCAGCTCGTATGTCCGCTTTGTACTCCACGGTAAATCTTCGTTTAGGGGTGCCTTTAAAGATGAATATCCTATCGACCCCAAGTTTTTGCACCGTCAGCGGTACTATTGACACTCTAAAGAATTGCGAGAAATACCTGTCAAGAAGTTTTTCGTAGGATTCGCCTACTGTGAGTTGCGTTTCAAAATCATAGACTGACGGAACTTTGTGCATTGGCTCCTTTCAGATTTTAACCTACAATACGAGTGCTATTAAGCAAGATGTTGGTGCTCGTGGGGTAGGGAGCTATTGCTCTCTGCCCCTTTTTAATCGTCTAAAATATCTGAGACACTTTTAGTACTCCACAACTTACACGCCCAATATTTGGCTTTCGTTTTAGGACCCGGATTGTCGCAGTTATGACGAGCGCGGAAAGCTTTACGCGCTGCAGGGTTGTCTCGTCGTATCTCCATGTCAGGGTCACCAAACGTGACTTTGACTATGTTGCCCTTCTCATTCCGTACGTACACTTTGTACTTCTTGTTGCCACCTTCGTTACGCATAACTTTGTTAAGAGGTGGGTCTTTCTTTTTCTTTTTTTTATCAGCCATACGTCACCTGTAAAAAGGTGGGAGGGTAGTCGAAAAAGGTTCTTGGGAGAAACTACTAAGACTCGACCCCCTCCCATAAATCACCACACCAGCCAGCCGAAGGCTCGTGCTAGTCCATAGTACACGTAAGCCTGTGCTTTCATCCAGCTACTATTTACTGTTGTAGCTTCTACGAGCATACGGCGGAGGAATAAGTCATCGACTTGCTTGCGCGTTAAGCTGCCGGCGTTATCATATAGAGCATCATGGAGAGTACAGGCAGGAAGCATAGGGTCTGTAGTCCCCAACCACTTGAAAATCTTGTCAGTAGCAAACCACCTATATCCACAGCGAATTTTATTGTCCCCCATCTCGTACCTCTTTTTTTATCTTATCCAACTCCGCCATTAATCGAACTACATTTTTCTTGAGGACCTGTACTGTGCTACCGTTTAAGCCATGACTATCCATGAGACGCTCTCTCGCAGCATTCAGCTCACGTTGAGTTTGCCTGTATTTTTCGTTATTCAATAACTCTTGAGATAAATTGCGAGTCGAACGCTTTCTAACAGTCCCCATACGTCCTCCTGCAGTATTCGCAAATCAGTATAGCATCTGCCACCTTGTGAGTGATGTGCAAGTCAGGAAAGAGCTGCTGCGCTTTCTGTTTGGTGACATTCTTGTCCCCCTTTGTCAGACAGCTGAGGCTTTTTTGCCACGTACTCGGAGCGACATCGTCAAAAGGAGTCCGTTGCGCTGTCAGTACTCCACGCAGAAAGCCATAGCCTCGTCCGAAGGTAAAGGTGCTCTTGACCCCTTGCTTCGGCATGGAATGAACCTTCTCTAATAGAGCAAATGCTTTACCTCTGCCGAAGTCCCAGAGCAGCTCGGCTACATCCGCTTCTGTATCTGGCATTGCCCACGCTTGCATCACCCCATCCGCAAAAACTGCAATGCCTCCATTCTTTCCCGGGTCTATCCCGATGATTTTGCTCTGTTCTCCCATGGTCGCTCTCCTTGTCGTAACCGTCGTAACCCTATCTCTATATAAGCCTCTTTGAGCACTGCGTAATCTTTGAAGTTTTTCTTATCAATTCGAGTCCAGTCATAACCTTGCGCCGTTAAGATATCCTCCCACTCCGTGCCAAACATAAGGTGCAAAAAGTCGACCTTATCAACATACCGCTCATTCAGTTGAATGCAGTTATCAATATGCGTATACTCGTGACGACCGTCAGCACGTTTGATGTAAATCACGTCGAACTCGCGCATCCACTCTTTATGCTCTTCAGTCACTATACTATCACAAGCGTCGTGCCGAATTGCCTTCTTGGTCACCTCCTGTTGCTTATCCTCATCGACGAAGCCCCAGCTCGAGACTAGGACAGAGCGTATATCGTCCTCTACTGTCTCGTCGACCTTACCACATACGAAAAGGTTCTCTCCGTGATGAGTAAGCAGTGTTTTAGCCCTGTCAGCCTGCTCTCTGAATGCTCTACACTGATAGTGTATGCCATCTTTGTCACGTATAACGAACAGGCAATACTTATTACCACGCTGACTGACTCGCTCGGCAGGTTTTACCGTCAGCTTCCCTTCTAAAACTCTTTCCATTTGTTTCTCCCTTAATTGTACCTCGACCTCCACCTCGACCCCGACCCCGACCACGACCAACACCTCGACCACAATCCCGACCGCGACAACGACCTCGACCAAGACCTCGACCCCGACCACAACCTCGACCCGGACCACGCCCACGACCACGACCTCGACCTCGACGACTTCAGTGCTTGGTCGTGTGCAGTTCTTAATGTTGCTGCGTTCATATCATCTCGACCTCGACCACGACCGCAACCCCGACCTCGACCACGAC